GCTGAGTGAGAAAGTAGAAGATATTCCACTAATAAGGCAGTTAGTGGAAGGGATCAAGGAAGATACTAAATATAAGGAGCCTAGTAATACGGATATACTAAAGGATAAAGTAGGCAAAGGGAGTATGATATTGGTGGGTTTGTGGGTATTACTTAAGCTAGGACTAAGTGCCACAGATGCAGCAAGCCTAGCTAAGATATTACTATTATAATTATAAAGTTGTAACCTCTTTGCCCACTCACTTAATAGTGATGTGGGCTTTTTATTGCCTAGATATTAACTACCCAACATCATACATCTAACTCCTTTAATCTATCAGCCAGCTTAAGCATCTCAGCTTCTATACTCTCCTTCTCTACTTGATTAGGAGATTTACTAGGCTTGATTCTGTATCTAGTAGTTGTGCTCCAACATGGAGTACAACATTCTACACGCCAACCGAGGTGATTGTTGTAATACTCAATCTCAGCCCCATGCGCCCATGCAATGATTAGATCTTTATGTGGGTGTGGCTTAGTACCAGCTTTGATTACGTTAGACACTGATGCAGTACTAATGTCGTAGGTGTAAGGCAAACCTCCTCCCAACCTAATACTTGAATTATCTGTACGGGAAGACTTTACCTCACAATAGTTACCCCCCTCTACCTGCACTAAATCCCCCACCTCAATATTATTCATAAATTCTCCTATTTAGTATTTTCCCGCATCACTTGTAACAACTCCCGTTCATGGAAGAATAAAGCTGCATCAGATGCCACATTAACATCATTAATAGTCTTTGTCAACCAATCCTGATCTAACCGCTCATTACATACGATAACCTCACCACACTCCTTCTTACCTTCCCATACATAGCAGCATGTATCTACTACATGTGAAAAGTTCTTAGTATCAAAACCTATCTTATACAGTGCCTTACCTACAGCACCCTTATTCGCTTTACTATAATCTGGCAAGTACCGTAATGGAATTGAGATAGGAAGTGTTAGCTTACTCCTTAAACTCTCAATCTCAAAGTCACTCTCCATACGTTTATTAACCATGTACATAGCTTCTTCTGGCTTGTAACCACCTTCTACTAACTGTGCGAATAAATCACCTTTAAACTCTTCCGTGGACATCTACTACCTCTCTTATATTAGTTATTAAGTACTTCTAGGTTATCATACAACTCTTCAATCTTAAGCTTCTTAGCTATGTAGACTTCTGGATTATATGTCATCTCATATTTAGCTGCTACTAACCTCTTAAACTCCACCTTCTTAATGCCTAACCTCTCCTCTGCTGTTTCGTTGATTGAGTCTAACACATCTTGAGCACCTTTGATACTAATTAATGCGTTTACACCCTCTTCCGTTAACTTCTTTAGTACTTTAATATCCACGTATTGTTCCTTAATTGATTTATTAGATAAATTTAATTTCTGTTTCATTCTCTATATTAGCTATTCTCTTATAGATGCTCAGAGGTTTTCTCTCTACTAAATCCTCCCCCTTGCAAATATCCTCAATATCCTCCATGTAACCTTCATATACTTGCACTGTATTAGGCATGTATGGGTTGGTGTATAAGTATGTTAGGAGGTATGTTTCCTCACTCATATATCTTTCTCTCCTTAATTTCAGTTAAACTACTTATCCCACTTATATATCTTCTTAGATAGCCAATGGTGGAAGTCTAAGCTTACCATACTTCCCAGTCCACCGCCAGTACCAATTACTAATGCTAGTAAAATACTTCCTAATATCTCAGACTCCAAGAAGTTCTTAGTGAACATACCTAGTGTAAACAACTCCATGAAGGCTAAGATAATACTTGTAGGCATTATCATTCCCTTACGTTTATATTGGACATTCATCTGTGCAATAGATTTCATAAATATCCAACAGAATGATGAGAAGAAGCAAGATATGAATATAAGCATCTTAAACCTCGACTACCATCTGTAGTTTAGCATGTTGTACACTATCAAGCCAGTATGAAGGCATTTCACCAGTTTTAAACTTTACTAGCATCTGCACTTTACTTCTATTACAGCCAATAACGAAGTAGCCAATTAGTGCAGGCCAGAACATTAATAGCCAGAATACAGCCCATCCCCAATGTGGATACTCATTAGATGTGTTAACTACTTTATATGTTGCCACTTTACGTGGATCAAACACTTCGCCATCCATAGTTGTAATTGTTAATTGTTTACCCATTTTAATATCTCCTCTGATAATTCTTCTATAGTTCCATTGTTAGTTGTCCTTAACATATTCACTCCTTCCATTTGAGGTAGCCAATCCCTGCTATCCCCTTCAAAGCTGTCAGCCCCATCTCTAGTGAATTGTACCACATAAACATTCTCAGCGCCAGCTTTATTTATAATAGGAAGTAATTCTTCTCTAAACCCTCCATCAGAGAATACAGCCCCAATAATCATATCTATGTTATCTGCTGCAGCCTTACCAAAATACTCTTTTGAGAAATTAGGCTTGATAACAATCTCAGATGTGTATATTAAGGCTTCTCTGGGGGAGAGGTTAACTCCACAATTAGTGTAAGAGTTAAAGAAGAAGCTATTCCCCAATAACTCCTTTAACCTAATACAGCCTTCCCAACCTAAGTATAACTCTTCACAAGGTACTTCCTTAGTAGCCCTGTCCACAGCAAGCCCCCTTAAAGCCTCTAGGGGGACGTTAAAGAGTGTACTAGTACATTGGTATAGCCAACTCTTGAACTCGCTGTGAGAGGCTCCTGTGGCCTTACAGAGGGTAGTAGCTAAGTAGTCCTTACCTGAGTTAGCTGGGGAGTTTAGGATGATTACTTTGTTATTAAGTAAGTACATGTCCACCGCCCGTATTAGTTGCACAACCTTTAAACTCACCAGAGTAGTAGATAAACTTACCACTAACCTTCTCGTTAATTGTAAGGGTTAAGTGTGCCTTGCTAATTTTGTAAGTATACTTGTCCTCATTTAAAACCCTACCTAGTAATTCTTGTAGTGTACTGAAATAGTAACCTCCATATTGATTTAAACCTCTAAAGTTACAATAGTGATCTTTAAGTTTTTGAGGTTTACCTAAGCTATTTATTGCATTATCTATAATCGCTAGGATCATAACTGTAGTCCTACCTGAACCCATATTTTCATCACTCAATAACCACTTAGCACTTTCTAAGTGGTTAGCTTGTGTTGGAGTTAGGTTTATACCTTTTAAGTTGTTCATACTCGTCACCCTATTAACTTATCACTTAATAACCACTTAGGTGGACTATACGGAGGCTCTAGAGGTAGAAAAGGGTTAAATGCTTTTGGTTGCTCCTCCTGCCTCTTAATATTAGCAGCCTCAGCAGCAGCCTCCACAAAGTTCCTAAGAACATCTATATCAATAGCCCACCCACCACAAGTAGTATACTCATCCCCATTAATCATCTCAGCAAATGAGATTAATACATCTTGCCAACGCTCATTATCTGAGAACTCCATAGTACGGGCTGCTGAGGTGTATGGGTCGATGTAAGTCATTACTGTCTTTTCTTCATCATCGTAGTTATTCATATTCTCTCCTAATTAAATGTCCGCTTTCCAAGGTTTTAGACAAGTTATCTTAACTTGCCCCACTCTTAACACTCCAGCGCCCAACCCATTCCTTTGAGAGAACATCAAAGGAGTATTACTAAAATTCAATCCCCACCCAAACAACCTGAACCAGACTCCCCAGTAACTATCTTCTCTCCAATAGAAAGCCTTTAGGAAGAGGAAGTTTACTATTTTAATACTATTTTCCATATTTCTTCCTCAAGTACTCTATATCTACAAACATAGGGTTGTAGCTGCCCTCTGAAACATTATGTTTAACTATCAAACCTCTCCAATGATGGTTCCCTTGGTATCCCTTATATGCTTCATCATGGTCGTAATAACTTCCTGCGATAATAGCCCACTGTTGTTTGCCACTACTGGGAAGGAAACGTGTAGCTACATCTAAGGTTTGTTTATGTCCTTGTGTAAAAGACTCCCCAACATTCTTCAATACATTTAATGCAGCTCCTCCAAATGGCTTTCCACTCATAGGGTTTGCCATAAAGTGTACATAGGATACCCCATTTACCATTACAGGCTTTAGGAAATCATGTACTTCCCACCCACTCTCTTTATACTTCAGGTCGTCATAGCTAAGGAAGCCATCTAACTCTGGGTTGGCATCTACATGGCGCATCAACCTATACTCATGGTTTCCTAGGGTGAGCACCATCTTTGGTTTATATCTAATCTCTCCGAACTCTGCCAACTCAACCTGTTGTAAATCATAGATAGGGCGAAGTAGTGTATTCATTCCTTTTATAGATGCTTCAATATCATTCTTAACTCGTTTACCTTCTGCAGCTTTCTTGCCTTTGTCATAGGAGCTTAGAGATTCAAAATCACAATGATCTCCTAAGTGTACTATGACATCAGGCTTTCTTTTAGCAATATACATACCTGCCCAATGCAGGTAGTCTAAACTGATATTTGGTTTACATTGAGTATCTGGAATAACTAGGTGACTTACATCTCCTGCGAGTTCTCCAGTAGTAGTTTCAATCCTGACTAAAGGCTCTTCCATATTTACTTCATACTTCTTGTTGAAATCTGCTTTACCAGCATCCACTACATCATAAGCTTTAACTAGACCACCCGCTACCTTATCAAACTCAAACTCCCACCACCACTTAGTATAAGTTCTCTTACACAGGAAATCTGAAATAGTACTCTGCGGTAGTCCAGTTTCATCCTCAATTTGAGCTTGCTTATTACCTGCTGCATCTAGTGCAATTACTTGTAACTTCACTTCATCATTCTTTAAACTACTCATAAACTCTTCCCAATTGCTTTTAATTGTGACCTAAGATTAGATACTTCTTCTTGTAACTCTTTTACCATCCAGAGTAGCTCTTCTGCGGCTGCTTTCGATGCTTCACATTCTATATTAGCTATCATACTTTCAATACTAGGGTACATCACCATCCTCCTCAATCAATTCTTCAAATGTAGTGCCTCTATCTTTAAGAAACTTGATAGCTGCATCTTCGTAGTAGGAGGCATCACCATAATCCAGTTTATATAGGGCACCTTCTTTAGTGTGTATCTCTACTTCACAGCCTCCAATGGTTTTATAGAAAACTTTATAGTTACCTATACTCCGCTCCCAAGCGTATCAGAATACGCTTCCTATAGTGATCATCATTCTCTACCCAAGCCATAGAATCTAGGAGGAAGCCACACTGTTGCCAGTTACA